GTGGAGCACGCTGTTGCCGAATATGAAGCAATACAATCTAGGGAAGTTTCTATTGATCTTTATCAGGCAAACATTATGGTTAGCAAGCAGTATTTGGATAGTAATCCTAAAGCTAAGTATCTTACTGTCTTATTGGAATGTAATGTAATACAAGATGTGGCAGAATAGATTTAAAGATGCTGTTGATATAAAAGATATAAAGCATAAAATAAAAGAAGGGTTTGTTTTTATGGAAGATCGAACCAACTATAACCCTCACGAAATGGCTATGATTGCAAGAATCAAGCAATTAATTCCAGAACAAAATCAACGTTCTAATTTATATAATACTGTGCATCAACTAAAGAAAAAACTTAACTTTAGGCTCACTGATGTATATAAAATAAAATAGAATGCCTTGCACATCCGGATTTGTCAATACTGTAGAATTTTCCCCTCATGCATTAGGCAAGGAAATTTGTCCGCCAAGAAAAAGTAATGAATATGAATACAGAGAATATTGGAGAATACAGCAAGAGCGTTGTATAAATGGATACACGGTTGGTGGCGTAAATATAACGGGAGAGCATTATTTCTATCTAAACTACATTAAAATTCTTCGTGTGGTCGATGGAAGTAAACGTAAAAAATGGTATGTTCCTAGATTTATTGATCTAGACTATGATTTTTTTCATTCTTATAGAATAGCCCGGTTTATTGAAAACAAGCTTGGATTACCCGTAACAGGGTCAAGGCAAAGGGGTAAAACCTATAAATCAGCGTCATTGGCAACTTACGAATTGGTATTCCAGCCAAGATCCCAAACTGTAATTGTATCTTACGAATCAGATTATGGATATGATACATTTTTGAAGGTTAAGTCAAATTTAGACGGTTTAGTTCATACAGAATTTTTTAAACGTCGTTTAAAGGCTGATGATGAAATGATTAAAATAGGATATAAGCTTAGAGATAATCTAACTAAAGAATATATTGAATCTGGCTTTTTATCCGAGCTACATCTTAGAGTGGCAAAGAATAATCCGCAATGCACTATCGGTTTAACGCCATCTTTGGTATTAAGAGAAGAGGCGGGAAAGTTTAATAATTACGATGCGCAGTATAACTATATGCGAGATCAGATTGTGTCAGAAGGCCAATCTACCGGCTTTATACTTGATTTTGGCACAGGTGGTGAAATGACTAAAGGAGGATCATATGGACTAAAAAACTCTATATATGCGCCTGATAAGTATGACTATCACGGATTTAATGAAGATTGGGGGGAGCATGGCGAATATTTGCCTAATTCAAAGAAAAAGGTAGGTTTTTTTATTCCGGCTTGGCGCGGATTAATTATGGACGATCAAGGTAATTCTATGTATGATAAAAGCATTGAAATCATTAAAGCCAATCAAAAGAAATATGAAGATGATCCGGTAGAATATGCTACAAGGATATCGCAAGAACCTGTAAATATTGAACAATCTTTTTGGATTCCTGGTGAGGATATATTTAATATTCGTTTGTTAAATAAGCGTTTATCTGATATAGTAAGAACAGATAGCCTTAATAATATGGTACAAAAGGGTAATTTAGAATGGATTAGAGATAGCAAGGGGAATATTATTGATGTAGAGTGGATTCCTAATATCAACGGACCGTTTCAAATTATTGAGCACCCTGAATGGACTTTACCGGAAAATCAGCGAAAATTAAATGTAAATAAAAATAATGGGTGGAATGTCTATATATCCGGATGCGACTCTTACGATGCCGATTCGTCCACTACCGACTCAGAAGGCTCTATTTTTATCTATAAGCGATTTATCCATCCCGGGGCAACCGGCGATTTATTTGTAGCGCAATATACCGGGCGACCTGATGCTGATGAGTTTTATGAAGGTACAGCTAAGTTAAATTGGTATTATAAAGCTAGAATGCTTTTTGAAGCTACTAATTTAGGTATAAAAACATGGTATATTAATAATAATATGGTGCAATATTTAAAGGAAAAGCCGCAAGTGGCGTATTCTGATATTAAAGATTCTAAGGCTAATTACACGTATGGTTTGCAAATGCCAATACATGTTAAGGAATATTGCATACGAGAAACCAAGAAATGGATTGATAAATTGTATGAAAATTTATTTTTTAAGGATCAAATTCAAGATTTGATTAAATTTACAAGAGAAACTAACCATGACAGAACAATATCTACAATGTTATGTATAGTTCATAATTTAGATACAGTGAGAATTAAGGTTGATAATGAAAGTAAACCAACATATAATCATAAATCAATTGTAGTTAAAAAAATTAATGGCGTCCTAAAAAATACTTACAAATAATGTTGTATTCATTTCCATCACAGAATATACCTGAAGCAAATAAAGATTCCTCATGGATGAAACAATGCATTGACGCTATAATTACATTAGGTACGGTTAATGAATATGAGCGATATCAGGATTTGTTTTGCTATAACATATATAATGGGGTATGGCCTAAAGAAATGTTTGATTATTTAAGAAAAGTGGAAGACTATGAATTTCCGGCATATATTAGACACATACCACTACAAAGGCCTCGTATTGATTTACTTATAGGGCAAGAAATCCGCAGACCACTAAAAAACTTTAGAACATATACCACAAACAGAGACAATATTAAATTAAAAGAAGACATGCAATTGGAAATGATTATGCAGACAGCTTATGGTGTTGTAGCTGCTAATCAAATGCAGGTAAGTGCTATGCAACAACAAATTGATACGGCAAGACAGCAGTTGCAACAACAGCAAAGTCAATTAGATCCAGCCACGCAATCGTCTTTAAATGCGCAAATTGTAAATGCTATGATGCAGTTGCAATTACAAAGCATGACCACTCAGCAATTAGCTAATAAAGTAAATGAAGAGTTAAAAGTAAAAGAGTTAAATAGTAGGCGCAATTTTAAGATGAATATTGAAATTAAATCTCAAAAACTATTAAATAATTTAATTGAAGCGTCAGATGCGCATTCTAAATTTGCAGAAGGATTTGCAGATAGTTGGATCACCGGTAAAGAGCGATATTTTGTTTATGCTAAAGATTTAAATGTACCTATATCATTAGATAAAATAAATCCCATACGTTCCGCGCATTCTCCTGAAGAAAATGCTCGATATATTCATCAATGTCAATGGTTTACGTGGAATGTAGATATGACAATATCACAAATCATAGATCGGTTTGGTCCGTATTGGAGTGCAGAAGAATTAAAAGCATTGCACGAATCCAGTTCATCATTATTTGATGCGTCAATTAATAACACTTATCAATTTAGTGGATTAAGACAAGAGCAACAGTTTGACATGAATGATTATGGGTATAGAACTTTATATAGCGATTTATCCAGAAGCAACTATCAAAGAACAGTGCATTTTACACTATGGCGTTCTCAGCGCAGGATAAATATTAAACGATCGGTTAAAAAAGACGATCCGACAGTAACATTCACGCATATTATAGATGATGAAGAAGCAGCAAAAACAGATAAATCATTAATTCAGCATAAATATGTAGAAGATATTTATTTTGGTGTACGTATAGCCGGTAATATATATCGTTGCGGAAAATTACCTTACGTGTATCGTAGTGTTGACAATCCGGGACAAGCAATACTTCCGGTTTTTGGACATGCTTACAATTCAATAATTAGAAGACCATACTCTGTAGTTTGGGCGACTAAAGATTTGCAAATATTGTACAATCTTGTCCATTATCACGAAGAACTAATGTTAGCTACAGCCGGACGTAGAGGAATGATTATGGATAAAGCGCAAATCCCAACTGATATGTCTATGGATGAATGGGAGTATCAAAAGAAAGTAAAGGGCAATATGTACATAAACTCTGCTCAATATTATAATGGCATGAAACCATTATTTAATCAGTTTCAGCAATATGATGAATCATTAAGTCCAAGTATACAGTATTTACATGTAGTTAAAACAAAAATTGAGGAGATGTTAGGTAATGCTATAGGTGTACCTAGACAACGATTGGGTGCATTAAATCCTGAAGATCCAGTTGGCACATCTAAAATGTCTAATGTGCAATCTTCTTTAGTAACCGATTACAAGTTTTATGAGCACGATATTATTAAAAAACAAGTGCTTACGCACATGATAAACTTAGCATGGCGTACATATAAAAAAGGATATTACGGCATGTCTATATTAGGCGCAGAAGGTCAGGAGCTATTAAGTTTAAAACCAGAAGAAATGAGTTTATCTGATTTTGATGTCTTTCTTACAGATAGTATTCATGAAGCTAATAAGTTTGAAGAATTAAAACAAATGGCTGCCGTTGGATTAAAAACAGGAAATCTTAATTTTAGAGATGTAGTTAAATCTTATCGTTATGATACAATACCAGAACTAGAATCTGCATTAGATCATATGTCTAAACTTAACGAAGAAGCGGCCCAGGCAAATGAAGAGCGAAA